TCAAGATTACCACCTAATTGTGGTGTAGTATCTTCTACTACATTTGATATTGCACCTGATGTAGCAAGCCCTGATACTACTGTAGATCTTGTAATTTTTTTAAGACCACCACCTGAAGTATCTACTGCTAAAAATACATCATCACTAGCAACTGTAGATATCTCTGATAATGATCCTACTGCTATTGAATTAAAGTTTGTACCATCTGCAACTAATAAATTACCTGCAGTATTTGTACCCATAGTAATATCATCACCAGCAACTGTAAGATCTCCAGTTATACTTAAGTTTCTAAATCCAGATATATCTTTATTAGAATCTGGAATAACTGCTAAAGATGCAGATACAGTTCCTGCTGTAATACCATCTAGTAAATTTAACTCAGCAGCTGTAGAAGTAACACCATCTAAGATATTAAGTTCTGCTGCAGTTGAAGTAACTCCATCAAGTATATTTAATTCTGCTCCAGTTGAAGTAATAGTTGTACCACCTAAACTTATAGCATCTGCTGCAAGTGTATCTATATTAGCTGTACCATCTATAAATAAATCTTTAAACTCAAGAGAAGAAGTTCCTAAATCAATATCATTATCTGTAATAGGTACGATAGCACCATCTTGTACTCTAAATTGTTGTACAGAAGATGATGATACATTTATATAAAATTCTAAATGATTATTAGTAGAATCAACTAATACTCTGTTTAAAGTATTAGCATCTCTAATTGCAGTTACAGGTCCACCTTCACCCGCAGTTCCATCATGCGTGTGTCCTGTAGTTGCGTTAAATGCAGCCAATACTTGGTTAAACTCATCATTAGAATGAGCTGCCGTAATAGTATCTCCTGTTGTAAAACTTGACTGTCTTGCCGAATAACCTGCCATTATCTTCTTCCTCCTGGGGTAAATTCTAATTGAAATCCTTTAATTGAAAATGAGTCTGCACTGTTTTGATCATCTATCTGTAGTGCTACTGCAAATCCAGATCCTTCTACTGTTTGTCTAACTAATGGAACACCTGATGCATCATATAGTGAACTACCATAAACTGCTGCTCCATATTGTCCAGCACCACCTACATTTGGTAGTGCAATTTTTGCTGGTTGTGGACTATTCTGATCATCGTAATTATATCTAAGTGCTAAGTTTGCATCAATAGATGTACCTTCACCTTGATAGTTTAAATTAACTCTTTGCATATACTTTCTTACACCTGGATCTCCCATAACCATATCAGGTGATCTGTATACTGCTTGAATAGTATTATTTGCTGATCCTGCTGCAAATCTATTTCCTGATTCCATTTTATATAAGTGACCATCAAATCCACCAAAGACTTGTGTTTCAACTCCATCAATAAAATCAGAATCTGTACATGCAGGTTTTATACCAACCATATCTGCGTATTCAAATCCAATAGATCCTGTATTAGGATTATTTTTTAGTACACCTATAATACCTTTTGATGATCCTTGTCCACCTGCAGTTGTTGGATAAAATATTCTATATTGTGATTTAGCTCTAATAATTATAGATGATACTCTATCTAATCCTATTTCATCAATTCTAGATTGTATTTGTCTAGATATAGATCCAAGTTCAACGTCACCAATTCTAGCTGTACCAGCAATAGTTCTTAATCCATCTGGTGCTAAAAATATAACATCTCCACCAATCTCTTGTATACTACCACCATCTCTACAACCTATATTTCTTGTAACTTCTTGTACTGCAAAATTACTTACTGATGTACCTGTTAATTTATATATTCTATCCTGACAGAATATAATTAATTCATTTCTAAATACTTTTAATCCTACAACTGTTGAGTCAACTCTAAATGATCCTGCACCACTAGCTGATGTAAAATTATCTTCTGCAAATGGTACACTAAATATAACTTCTTCTGGATTACTTGCACCAGCATAAAACATATGGTTTTGAAATGCTTTTACAAACTTTGGATTGCTTGGAGCTGTACCACCACCTGTTGCATTTACTACATCTACTGCAAAACTAGAATTAATTATTTGTGCAGGTGAATGTCCAGTTGCAATAACTATCTTTTCAGTGCCACTAAAATTAAATTTTTCAAAATCATATGCTCTAGTAGATGTTCCTAAACCTGTAGTTAATGTTGTAAAACTACCAGATGTAGTTCCTCTATGTATATCACCACCTCTTGCAACTATTACTTGTCCATTAAATATTATAGAACAATCTACAATTAAACTACTATTACTAGATCCTTGTGGTATTTGTGTTGTATTATATAATGATGTACCACTAACACGTCTATACCCACCTTTAATATCAGGCTCAAAGTTTTGTAATAGTAATGCCTCACCAGGTCGCATTGAAAATACATCTTTATTCAATGTCAACCCACCAGCACAACTCACTACAAATGGTGATATAAGATCAGTAGTTGGCATATTATGATGTTCTCTTTTCTGCTAATTTTTGTAATTCGTCTAGTTCTGGTTTTAATAATTTAAATTTTTCTAAATATTTACTTGTACTTTCTCCAGTTTGGTATCTTCTAATATATTCTCTAATTTGAGGTATAGTCATTTTATCAGAAACTTCAGCAACTTGTAGACCATTATTTTTTTGCTTTTCCTGTTTGTCTTCTTTATAAGACATATTATCTATAGCTCTGTCTTCTTTTTCTGTTTTCACTACATACCTCCTGTTAAATCTTCATCTTCTTTTTCTCTTTTTACATTTAAATTTTGTAATCTTTCTGTTTCTTTAGTTGTTAAAGGTCCAAATATATCTCTTTTAGATTCTTTTACTTTTAACATTTCAAAATCTTTTTTTTCTTTTGATAATAATTTATCATCAGATAGCTGATTGTTTAAACCATTAGTAACCATTCTAGCTGCTTTTCTTTCAGCATATCTCATATTATCTTCTGGTTCTTTAGGTTTATTTATTGAATAATTTACAGCCATTATTGTATATTTATAATTGAGTTGCTATTTCTTTTAATATCATAATACCAGTTTCAAAATCTTTTCCTATAGTAGTAGGATCTTCAATTTGCTTACCATATCCTTTATTTTTAAGTTTTAATTTTTCAAGTTGTGTAAGACCAATAGTAGCAACTTTAACATTATTTTTTTCTTGTTTTTTTTCTTTATCTGCTTTATAATTTATATTATCTATAGCTTTTTCTTTTTTTTCTGGTTTATCTTTAATCATTAAGTAACTCTGCCTCCTATATTAGTGCTAATACTTTCTGCAATTGCATCACTACGCATGTAATCATTTTTAGTAGCATAGTCTACTTTTAGTAATCTAAGTTTTCTTTGAAAGTCTCTGTCTGCTAATTGTGCATGTTGTGGATCTGATCTTAGCATGTAAGTATAATACTTAGCTCTATCTACAATTAATGTTGCAAATCTATCTGGTAAAGTTATAGTATCACCATGAGCAGATAAATCTGTATGCGTAGTATAGTAGTCATAGTGTACTGTGAAGTCTGTAGTCTGTGGTCTTGGACTAACACCAAATGCAGAATGATCTGGTAAAATATATACTCTTAATGGGTCGGAATAAGTACCACTATTATTTGAATCATCAGTTACTTTAAAAACTTGTAAAAAATTATCATAAGTTATAAATACTAATTTTCTAAGTGCTATATCATTTCTAGATATTCTTACATAATCTACATCTAATTGTACACCATCTGATTCTACATATATGTATGATACTTGTGCAGTAGCTGTAAATGTAGTACTTAGTATTTTACCTTCTCTAAAATTAGTTACTGCTACTGTTGTATTTAAATTTTGTGTTCCACCTGGTGAAGTTCCAACTCTTACAATTAATCCACTAGATGAACTGTTTGGACTTAATACTCTAACTTGTAATTTATAAGTTTTATTTACTGTAGTATTAATAGCTTGATATGCTGCTGCATCATTTAAATTTAATCTACCATTACCACTTGTTGTATGTGATGGTGATCCATCACCTGTAGTCCAGTTATTTATATTAGATTCAAACTCACCATTAGTAACTAACTCTGTTGGTTTAAGAAAAAATGAATCCATATCTGCTTTTCTAAAATCATTTGGAAAAGAATATTCATTATCGCCAACTATTAAATTTTGTGTAGTTCTACTATACAGTAAAGGTATCTCACCTGTTTCATTATAAATATCATGTATACCTTTATTAACAAAATCTTTAATTGCTGTTTGTACACCTCTACTAGAAGAGAATGTACTAGAAGTTAATTCTGTTTCGTTAAGTTCTCTAAGAACTCTATTTGTTAGTGTTAGGTAAGTTGTTGCCATTCTGTAATAACTCTAATATCTTATCAAGTTTTTTTTCTTGTTTATTAATTCTGTTTTCTAATTTTGCTACCCTTATATCATTATTACTACCTAGCGATATAACTTTTTGACCTGTACTTGCTTCACTTTTTTTTCTTAAATCATAAACTGCCATATATATCCTAAATGTTGTAAGGGGTATTAATTAAGGGGGATAATAATACCCCCCTTAAAGTTATTTATTTATTAGTTGTGATCTGTTTCATCAACACCTGATACATCACAAAGAACAGCAAAAACACGGATTTTACCCGCACTTGATGCTGCACCTGCGATTAATGCATCTAGTGTATCAGCACTAGCAACAATTTGTCTTGCTGTTGCTGTAAGTGTACTGAAACCAGTAGCATTAGTGTCGCCATCAACATATCTGTCTGGATCAGCTCCTGTTACACCTAAATCAATAGTTGCAGAGCCTGATAATGCAGTGATTACCTCAACTCCAGCTTCCATGATTAAAGTTTCAGCAGGAATGTCCAATGCTTGTACAATGTCACCATCAGCTGTACCAGAATTACTGTTAATTGCTGAGATGTCAATTGTATTTTCAACTAAATAAGGTGTTCTACCATTAGCAGGATGCCCAGTAGAACCACCTTTGCCCGTTCTGTCATAAGTAGCCATATCTATCTATTATCCTCCTAAGTATTACCCTATTGTGATTACGCCAGATCTTACTGCTTCGTCTCTAAGGATTTTTCTTCCATAGACGTGTAAGCCTCTGACTACATCAGCGAATGAATCAGGGTCTCTGATTAATTCAGTTTTTGCTATGTGATTTACAG